CAACGTCGCATACAGTCACTTATTCAAACGTGCCATTTACGGTTCGCCTGGCGAATGATGTGCAGGGTTACAAACTGGGCGCTGGTAATTTCTTTAAATACGAAGTCGACTTTGTGGAGGCTTTGTCTTGAGCAGACCCATAAATTCCGCAACCATTGCCGAACTGGCAAAAGATTCGTTTATAACGGCGCACCTTGTAAAGATTGACTTTGAAACCGCTGTTTATATAACCGAGTGCCCCCAAAATTTGGTTTATTCTGGCATTACTTATAATTCCAGCAGCGCATTAAAAGGCATTTCTAGCGTCACGGAAACCAGCGAGGTTCAAGTGGGCGCGGTCAGTGTTACATTGTCGGGGGTTAGCCAGGAATATATCAGCATTTTATTAAGCCAGGCTTATATTGATCGCCAGATTACGATTTACCGGGTTTTATTAACAGACAGTTATTCAATTATTGGCGCACCAATATTAATTTATGACGGTAGAATTCAAAGTTTTTCTATTTCAGATAATGACGATACTAGCACCATTGTAATTTCGGCCAGTTCTCATTGGGCTGATTTTGACAAAAAAGCCGGACGCCGGACCAACCATAATTCGCAGCAAATTTACTTCCCTGGTGATTTAGGATTTGAATTTGCACCTAATACCGTAAAGGATTTGAAATGGGGGCGCGCATAAATGGGTTGGTTTAGCGATTTTTTCAGCGACCCGATAGGCACGACTATTGGAACTATTGGCAAAATAGGGCAATCTATAATCGACTTTACGGTTGACGCTATAGGCGAAGTGGTTTCCTGGTTTGTAGAGATCCCAGATTATGATGATCTCGCCGCGCAGTATGCTGGGGTATTGGTCAATAAACAGTCAAATATTGCAAGTTTACCAGTAATATATGGCCAGCGAAAAGTCGGTGGAACCAGGGTCTTTATTGGTAGCAGCGGCGCAGATAATATTTATTTATACATGGTCCTGGCGTTAAGCGAGGGCGAAATCCATTCAATTGGTGATGTGTATATTAACGACGTTTTAAGCACGGATTCTAAATATTCTGGCCTAATTACAATTAACAAATACACTGGGACAGATGGCCAGGCGGCAGATGCTACCCTGGTTAATGCAAACATTGGCTGGACCAGCGCGCACAAACTGAGTGGTGTTGCTTATTTGGCCATACGCTTCAAATGGGACCAGGACGCGTTTGGCAGCATTCCAACCGTCCATGCAGTGGTGCAAGGCAAAAAGGTTTACGACAGCCGTACCAGCGCCACAGCAAGCGTGGCCAACAGTTCAAACCCGGCCTTGTGTTTGCGGGATTATTTGACCAATTCACGCTATGGCAAAGGATTGGCAGCGGGGTTTATTGACGATACTTTATTTAATACGGCAGCTAACAAGTGTGACGCCCTGGTGACTTCTTATACGGGCAGTTCAAACCAAAAGATTTTTACTTGTAACGCGGTCATAAATACTGGCCAAAGCCTAATTGATAACGTCAAAGTTATTTTATCCTCAATGCGCGGCATTATGCCCTATAGCCAGGGCAAATATGGATTGGTCATTGAGGACCAGGGAAGCGCCACATTTGCGTTTGACGAGTCGCACATTATCGGCGGCATATCTATTCGCAGCGAATCCAAAAAGACGAAGTTTAATAGAATCGTTGCCACCTTCCCGGACCCATCGGCGAACTGGCAGCTAAACCAAATCGAATACCCAATTGCCGGGAGCGCAGAAGAATCAGGTTATTTGGCAGAGGATGGCGGCATTGAATTGGTCAAAAATATGGACCTACCTTGCACGACCAATATTTACAGCGCCCAGGACATTGCAGAGATTGCTTTAAAGCGTTCTCGAAATGCGCTAAGTGTAACTTTTAACAGCACAAGCGAAGCCTTAAATTGCTCTGTATCAGACATTGTAAGCGTCACCAATTCGACGCCAGGGTGGACCGCCAAAGCCTTTAGATTGCAAAAATTGACGCTTAATCCAGACGGCACGGTGGCGGTATCATTAATAGAACACCAGGATTCAATTTACCCGTGGTCCGCAAAAACGCAAGCGGATAATATCCCGGACACTAATTTACCCGACCCGTTTTTGGTGGCGTCGCCATTGCCGACCGGGGTATCAGAAGAATTATATATAACCGTTAATTCAAAGGGTACGCAAAGCAGGGCGATATTTTCCTGGGCAGCGCCAAACGATGCGTTTGTGGTTAATTATGAAGCCGAATACAAAGCGAACGGCGCGTCGATTTATACGTTTATAACAACGACCAGCGCATTAAAAGCCAATGTTGATGATATACCGCCAGGGCAATATGATTTTAGAGCTAGGTCTATCAACTCCCTGGGCGCAAAATCTGAATGGGCCTATTTAAATAACAAGACAATATCAGGATTAACGGCCGTCCCTGGTGACGTTAATAACTTTTCAATTCGTGCCCTGGATGGTCAATGCCATCTAACCTGGTCCCGAATTACAGACCTAGACGTAATTAATGGCGGTTATGTTCGCATACGGCACAGCCCATTAACAGCAAACGCGACCTGGGAAGATGGGCAAGACATTGGCGAAGCCATTGCCGGCAGCCAAACCGCAACCGTTTTGCCACTTTTGGCTGGCACGTACATGGCCAAAGCGGTGGACGAAGGTGGGCGATTTAGCACAAATGCTAAATATGCCGTAACAACGGTGCCTAACATTATCGACTTTAATGCCGTGGTTACAGCGACAGAAAACCCGTCATTTTCTGGTGCGAAAAACAATATGATCGTGGTTAATAACATTTTAAAACTTGAAGGTGCCCCGCGTTTTTTATTAACCGAGGCTAGTAATTTTTTGATTGCAGAAGATGGCAAAAAGTTAACGCGCGAAATTGGCGATGTCGGAGTAATTGAAAGCAGCGGGTCTTATTATTTTGCAAATTCGCTTGATTTAGGCTCAGTGTATACAAGCCGACTTACTGCCAAAATCAACTCTTCCGTGTCGCTTGTGTCAGATTTAATTGACTACAGAACAGCAAATATAGATACCTGGCAAAATTTCGATGGTGCATCCAGTGATGCAATTACGGCGATTTTAGAATTAAGAACCACGGCAAACAACCCCGCATCAAATCCAACATGGACAGATTGGGCACCGTTTTTAGTAGGCGATTATCACGCCAGGGCATACGAGTTTAGGGTGATGGTTACTAATACAGATTCAACTTTTAACATTAATATTACCACTCTAGCTGTAACGGTTGATATGCCCGACCGGGTGGAAAAAGCCAGCGATTTATCGGTGTCTGCAAGCAGTACAGCCGTATCATTTGGCAGCAATTTTAAAGCGGTTCCTGTGATTGGAGTTACCATGCAAGACGCTAACTCAGGGGATTACTTTAGGGTCACTAGCAAGGCTAGGACTGGCTTTACAGTTCAATGTTTTAACTCATCTAACGCAGGTATTGTCAGATCAATTAACTGGCAGGCCGTAGGATATGGAAAGGAAGCAGCATAATGGCACAGCATGATTATGATATAGCAAACGGGACCGGCGCAGCCGTCAGGACGGACATTAACAACGTCCTAGACGCGGTGGTTAGCCAAAACAGCGGAAGCAGCGCACCAAGCACCACTTATAGTTATCAACAGTGGGCAGATACTTCCGCAGGGCTGTTAAAGATTCGCAACGGCGCAAACAATGCCTGGGTGACGGTGGGCACATTAGATGCTGCAAACCTTGGCCTAGCCACACTAGCCAGCCCGACATTGACCGGCAACCCTAAATCAGTGACGCCAGCAACCGGAGACAATGATACTTCAATTGCGACAACGGCCTTTGTTAAAACATTAGTCGATTCGGCAGTTGCCGCAGCAACAAAAAGCCAGGCAGATATAAATGGCTTTGCATATCCAGTTGGCTCAATTTACACCTCTATTTTAGCAACCAACCCAGCAACATTATTGGCGATGGGGACATGGGTAGCTTTTGGCGCTGGTCGTGTATTAGCAGGGCGCGATGGTGGCGATACCTCAATGCAGACACCAGAACAGACAGGTGGTGCTAAGACTGATTCCCATACTCTTACTCTAAGTGAAATCCCTGCTCACCATCATGGGTACACAGGGGTAACTGGTACAGGAAACCCCGATGGTTCTATGGATTCGACATCAGTAGGTGCTGCTGGTTCATACCCAAGGGTAACGCAATTGCTAGATCAGGGCGGTGGACAGGCTCACACACACCATATTATGCAGCCGTATATTGTGGTTTATTTTTGGAAAAGGACAGCATAATGGCAGACGTAAAAATAAGCGAATTACCAGCACTGACCTCACCCGACGGTGCGGAAGAGTTAGTTGTTAATGATGGTGGCACGACTAAAAAAATCACCATAACCAACGCAACATCGGCTGCCTTACCCAAAGCGGGAGGCACGATGACAGGCGATACCCTGCATGGTGATGGGGTAAAAAGTAAATTTGGTACTGGTGGAGATTTGCAGATATTCCACGATGGCAGTAACTCATTTATTAATGAGGTGGGTACAGGCGATCTGACAATAAAAGCAAGTAACAATCTAAGAATACTTAGTGCTACTTCAGAGAATATGGCTGTTTTTGCAGCAGATGGTGCAGCTACAATTTACCACAACAACGCAGCCAAACTAGCCACCACAGCCACAGGCATAGACGTAACTGGCACTGTGACGGCTGATGGTTTGACTACGTCTGGTGACTTAGTAGTCAACACTACAGGCAACACTCCCGTTGTTTGGGTGAACACCACAGGTTCTGGTAAGTTATCTTCATGGAATAAGGGTGGAGCAGAGAAGGCATTTATAACCAATAACGGCGGCGCTTCATTTGGGTCTAACGTAGACGTGACGGGGAGTGTAACGGCTGATGGTTTGACGGTTGATGGTGCTACTATACTTGAGGCTGCATCAGGTCAGCTTAGGCTACAAGGCACAACCACAACTGCTAAAAACGTATCAATCCAATATAGTGAGTCGGGTGATTACGGGCAGATTAACTGCGACCAATCTGGAGTGAATCAAAAGGATCTATGGGTAACAGGTTTAAATCTAAAGTTTGGTCGTAGCACTGGCAGCGAGAGTATGCGCATAACCAGCTCTGGCAACGTAGGTATCAATAATAGCTCCCCTACTCAACGCTTAGAGATAAACGGAAATGCCCAGTTCAATATGTATGACAATACGGGAGGCAATGGAGGTTACTACACTACCAAAGGTCTACAGATTGGTAATGCGTTTGATGCAGGTGAGTCGGGAGGCGGTGACGACAGGAATGCAATAGTATGGAATGAAAGAGGTACGAGTCTTTTACTTGGTACGAATGATTTAGAGCGCATGAGGGTAGACCACAATGGCAACGTAGGTATTGGTGTAGTTCCAGAGACAGATTGGGCAAGTGCTTTTGAAGTCTTGCAGATTGGACAAGCTGGTGCAGTATGGGCTAACAACAACGACAACTCCACCCGACTAGCAATGAACGTCAAATACGATGGTGCTTATAAACGTATAAACGCTAACAAAGCAGCTAATTTAACACTAGATAGTGCAGGTACTTTTGTCTTTGATGTTGCAGCAACAGGAGCAGCAGACTCAGCGATAAGCTGGACTAATGCTATGACTATTGATAATGCTGGTGATACCACCTTTGGCACATTTAGTTCGACAGGAGCAACAGTAGGTTTTACTCTTCAAAGTTCTGGTGATGAAGCTCGCATTTTATCGTCAACAACATCTACCGCAGGAAAAAATCATCATCAGTTTTTTAACCCTAACGGCATGGTTGGAAATATTGTTACAACCGGTTCATCCACATCGTACAACACTTCTTCAGACTATCGCCTAAAGACTGACTGGCAGCCAATGGTGGACGCTACAGCTAGATTAATGCAGCTAAATCCAGTTAACTTTGAGTGGATTGCTGATGGTACTAGAGTTGATGGTTTCTTAGCACATGAGCTGGGGGCAGTTATCCCAGCAAGTGCAACTGGGACTCACAATGGAATGATGGACGAAACCTACCAAGCTACCCCAGCAACGGGTGATATTTTTACAGCAGCTGTTGTAGAAGTTACTACTGAATCTCAAGTTATGGAAACAATAGAAACAGGCTCATACGTTAACTTGGCTGGTGAGACTATTGTTGAAACCACAGAACAAGGCGTAACTACTGATCTAGTTGAAACTGTTGTGCAACGCCAATATATTGATGGTGTATCTACTGAGGTTGAGGTTGAAGTAACTACTAAAGTTCCAACGATGGAAACTGTAATCACTACTCCAGCCGTAGACGAGATAATCCATAGCTCAGACGTAGAACAACCTGAAACCCTAGAAGATGGTCAAGCATGGCGCGAAACCACTCCACAGGTCATGGCTACTCGCTCAGTGCCAGATATGCAAGGAATCGATCAAGCTAAGGTTGTACCGCTATTAGTGGCTACATTGCAAGAAGCTCTAGCACGTATTGAAGCACTGGAAGCGTAATGAGTAGGTTGCTTTGGCTTGCCGTGTTGTTGCCTGTAATGGCTAACGCTGAACCTATCGTTACGGACTCTACAACAAAGAGTACAGTTCATACGACAGGCGAGGTAACAACCACACTTAAGTCTCCACCGCCATCTGCCATCTCCCCATCGCTTGGTGGTAGTAACTCTGATTCATGTACGATTGGAGTGGCGGGGGCCGTACAGACGCAGATATTGGGTATTTCAGCAGGCAATACAACGAGAGACCTGAACTGTGAGCGGTTGAAGAATGCTAAGACGCTCTACGATATGGGTATGAAGGTAGCTGCTGTGTCGGTATTGTGCCAAGACTTACGGGTATTTGATGCCATGATTATGGCTGGAACACCTTGTCCATACAACGGCATTATTGGTGCTGATGCCAAGATCGCTTGGGAGAATGATGAAGGTGAGATACCTAAAGAGGAAGTGATCACTAAGTATGATACCAAAGAGTTTTTACTTAGTGTAGGTGGCGCAATTTTAGGTTTGCTTTTACTACTATGATTATGCTAGTTGTTGCTTTGCTAGCGATATACGCTACAAACGCCCACAGCGAGTATCTATACGGCCTGACAGGGAATATGGCAGGCACTGGACATACATGGGGCATGAACATCGGCCCCAGTGGCTCACAAAGTTTAAAGATTAACGGGGTGTTTTATCAATACACGCCTGTTAAGAACACCGAAGACGATATGGTTGTTCATGTGCGGAACAAACGGTTTGGCACAAACGAATACATCTTCTCAAGTACGGATGATTGGAGTGGGTTGCCGGGTGGCATACCCATTACTAAGGGATTTGTTATAGATAATTTACCCATTGAGCTATGGGGTGACGGATCAATTGACGTTGAGGGTTCGGGATCAGTCGTTGATGCCAACGTGGTGTATAGCTACAAATACAACAACGACTGCCTAACGCCTATGTCAGACCCGTCTTGCTCTGGCTACACTGACGCAGTGCTAGCGATGATGGGTAATACGAAGATTGAGGCTTATGACCCATTAAGTGATGAAAACATAGCTGATTTAATCGATGAAAAAGCAGAGCTAGACGAAGAAGTGCAGCAAGAAGATGAAGAGAAAGTTAAGGCAAAGGATAAATTACAACGCATGTTAAGTGGTGTAAATGACTCAATTCTTTATGCAAATGTAACCTCTCAAAATCTTTTAATGTTTGCAATGTCTCGTAGCAATAATCTAAACCCGTATTACGATAAGAGGCTAGCGGGTGGTGAATATAAAGAAACGGTGGCCCTCAATGATGGGAAGCTACCCGACAACAAGAAAGGGGCCAGGGTTGGTTTAGCCCAGCAACTATTGCATACCGAAATGGTCAATGCGCAGTATAACCAGGAGGACTAACCTTGAAGAAATTACTAATTGCTAGTGCGTTACTCGCATCAGCTACAACGGCACTCGCAGAAAGCACGCCCATTGTGGGCAATGTGCAAACGCGTTGCCTTATCACCACTGATACCAACGGTGTGTTTGGTAACCCTTTACCAAGCAAGTTAAGCACGGCCTCAGGAGACGGCGGGGTAGTGCCCGTTGTACGCTACGATGTCACGCTTGCTGATGCTTATTTAGCTAAGGTAACAACCCCTACTGCGTTTAGCCTAAGCCCCTCATTATCTGATTCCGTAACGTGGACAGGCTCAACGCAAGTGAGCAAAACGTCTGATGCGGCTATGTCTGGTTATGAGGCAGCTAAAATTACCTACGGCTCAACGACTCAGTTTGATCTAACAAAAGCAGGATCAACATGGTTCTCTTCTACCGCCACAGCAGTGTACGGGGTGAGTAAATCATTTCCCGGTGGCAGTTATACAGCCATCGTATTAGCTGAATGCATTGCTAAGTAATATGAAGGCCATGCTGCTACTCGCGCTGCTTCCGTTTGGCAGTGCAGCAGCTCATGAGATGACGCCGACTTACCCTACCTTTACCGAGTCGTTCATGGCTGGCATCTCTGTCACTACGCTGAACATCTTCAATAAAAGAAAGGATGTTTCGTACTACGAGATTGGGGTATTTGATGATCAATGGGAGCCTATTCCATTTGTGTCAGAGTATACGATCATACCCATGAAATATTTAGACACGCTAGCCTTTGATGTTTATGTGAGCAACCTATCACTTAGCTCTGTTGAGTATATTTGTTCGGTATCACGGATACAAACTGGGGTGACTGTTTCGTCCAAGATATGTTCGAGAGTCAAATGAAGTGGCTCCTCGCAGGCTATGTGCTTTTCCTATCACTACTGATGCTAAGTACCACAGCCCTTGCGAATACCTCGCTGTCATTGCAGATGCCTAGTAGCGGTAGCAGCTATCAGTCGGACAAATTCAAAACGGGCGATGGCTTGGACTGCAGTAACGCAATAGGTGGAACAGTTAACCTCGAATTTGGTTTGACAGGGATTATCAATAATGCGACTGGCATATTCAACTCAGCTTCTACTGGGACTCCTAGGTCAAAGGATCTTGGCTTCTTTGCTAGGATTATTATGCCGCTGAATGCGCCCGAAGAAAGGATCAACTGCAACACTCTTTACGAGCTGGAGTTAAGTAAAAAACGCCTTGAGATAATGAAGCTAGAAACAGAATTAAATGCTTTAAGACGCTTACAGTTGGGTGGCTAATATGGCCGAAATAGAATACGGCGGCGTCAAGTTAGGTGGTAGCAAGTTACTATTAATAGTTCCACTAGTCGGGACTATCGTTGGTGGCCTATGGGGTGGCTTTGAGGCTTATCAAAGATACCTGGATATGGAGGCGCGTATAAGTGAGTTTGTCACGCCGGACCTATCAGACTACGACAAGCGCATAGCCATCATGGAGAACAAGTTCGCTGTTATCGACCGAGGCATTGCCTTAGTAAAAGATGAGATTACTTTAATTAAAGAAAACACTGATAAGCAGTACCTAACAATCAAAGATTTAAAGCAGTCTGTGCGTGACGACATTGACCGCCAAGAGAAGATCATCGATAAGGTCGAAGATGAGATTGCCAAGATAGAAGAAGACGTTAGAAATACTATAGACGTAGCTGATGGTCGCTTTGAAAGTAAGCGCGATCAATTGCAGAACGATTACGAGCAAAAGTCAGACACTATAAGGACTGACGTAGAAAGAAAATTAACTGAGCTTGAGTCAAGGCTTAATAAAAAGTTGCAGCGCGCACTTGATAACCCATTAGCAAACTAGGAAGCAAGACCATGACGGACAGGCCATTAACGGACGCAGAGAAAGACGAGATTGCCGAACTAGCTGCTGATAAAGCATACCAGCGATTCTATGCTGTGGTAGGGGAGTCAATCGTCAAAAAAGCCATATGGATATTAGGTGCTGGAGCCTTTGCACTATGGGCCTACTTTAATGGAGATATACCAAAATGAGCAAAATTATAGAAATGTTGAAAAAACATGAAGGTGTTGAGACACACGCTTATAAGTGTACTAGCAACAAAATAACTTTGGGCGTTGGACGAAAT